AGCACCTTCTTCATTTTTGTTAATAAGTTCACCTACTGCATCACCACTTTTATTAATTACTGATCCAATCGCTCCGGCAGCAGCACCCATCAATGTATTCATTTTACTTTCACCGTAATCAACTGCATTACCATCTTGGATGTTTGATGGCATTTGTAGTATAATACTTCCTAATATTTTTTTTGCTTTATCTTTAGTGCCTTGTGGCCCAATGCGTCGTGATCCGGGTGATCCAACTAAACTACCACCTGTTATTTCACTTGTAGGTTGATACTCAACAATTGTAAACTGTAAGTAGTCAGTCGTCTCTGTTAGAGCCTCTAGTGGATAGCGAAATCCACCACCTCTTATTGTTTGTTTTAATATTCTACCGAGAACCATATTTCTTTTTTAACTATTTAGACGTATTTTTCCAAAAGGTAATGCCTGAAGGTCTTTGATCTCTTCAGGATAGACACGATATGTCTGCCCGACCAAATTTGAAAATGAATAAGTGCGATATTGACCATGATGAAAATTAACTCCACGAAATCCCCAAGAGTATACCTCTGTCACAGCAACAAGTGGGTTGACATCAAATATCGTATCTGCTTTTTTTGGTACATATGAGAATACAAAAAATTGACCTGCCTCTGGGGGAGACACGCTATCACTGATAACTTCCTCTAGTTCAGATACTAATTCACTAGGATCTTCAATTCCTATGAGTCGGTCTAATACTGGACTTATGCGATTCATTTGACTCCGAGTTCATCCTCTGTCATCACCTTAAATTCATACAAACGATCTTTACAGTATTCACTTGCTGCTTTCCATTTTGCTTGATTACGAGCATACTCATAAGTTTCGTAAAGATAACTTTTTGTCTGTCTTTTTGGTTTCTTTGGAGGTTTGAGTTGTTTTTTGGGTTTAACTTCAATAATATATTTTTTGATCTTTCCAGTTGTCTCTTTGAGTTTAACATAGAAGTCTGGAAAATATCTATGCACACGATTATCAATTGGAGATCGATATGGTATTGCAATCTCTTCACTGCCCCATTCAAGAATATTCTCATTCAAATCGCAGTAAACCATGAACTTTCGTTCCCAAAGTGATCGATAAATGATGTTTGATGGGTTTCCTTTGTACTTTCGCGGGTATGATGGTTGATATCTCCCTTTATATGACATAAATATATAAAAACAAAGTCATAAAGGTATTTAGTGTGTCATTAGTATCAAAAATAACCATGACTGATGCCAAAGTAAAATTTGGCAAATTGTCGTTAAATAATCAATATCAAGTTCACTTCGCTGGATTTAATACAAATATAGTAAATTATATTAGAAATAATTTAGGAATATTGAACGCAGATGATTTTATATCCCGTGAAATGGGTATCTTATGTTTTGATGCGTCTTTACCTGCGAGTGCTCTAGCGACTGCTGAAGTGAAAGATAATTTTATGGGTGTACCTCAAGAGTTTGCTCATTCAAGGTTATATACAGATATTGATTTTTCTTTCTATATTGATCAGGACTATACCTTATTAAGAATATTTGAAGGTTGGATGGATTATATAACCAGTGGTGCTGAGACTGAAGTTGGTGATCTACAAAAACCTTTTTATCGTAGAATGAGATATCCAGATACTTATAAAGTCTCCTCCATGTACATATCAAAGTTTGAGAAAAATCTGAATCGTGCCATCACATATCAATTTATAAATGCGTTTCCAAAGTCAATTACACCGATTCCTTTAACCTATGGATCTGCTGATATTTTGAAGGTATCTGTAAGTTTCAATTATGACAGGTATGTTGTTAATCGTAAGAGAAGGCAACCCAGTATTCTATCCACAGGATTAAATTTATTCAATTCATTTAGATCTAGAGAAAAACAAGCAGAAAAGTATAACTCTAATCGACCAGAGACGGTAGACACATAGTTAAAAATGTTGTATAATGTGTTATAAATAAAACACTGAATGAAATATTATGCCATTACCCAAGATTAATACTCCAACTTATGAGTTGACTCTTCCTTCAAATAGAAAAAAAGTTAAATACCGCCCTTTCTTAGTTCGTGAAGAAAAAATATTAGTTCTCGCTTTGGAGTCTGAGGATCAGAAACAAATTACTGATGCGATTATTCAGATTATTGGTGATTGTTTAATTACAAAAAATATTGATGTTACTAAGTTACCAACATTTGATATTGAATATCTTTTCTTAAATGTTAGATCAAAATCAGTTGGTGAAACAGTTGAAGTGAATGTGACATGCCCTGATGATGGTAAAACTAAAGTTGAAACATCTATTAATATTGATGATATTAAAGTGATTAAAAACAAAGATCATAACTTGATTGTCAAACTTGATGACAAGTATTCAATGAAATTGAAATATCCATCATTAGATCAATTCGTTGAAAATAATTTTGACTTTGAAATGGCAGCACCAAATGAATCAGTATCGGCAGCGATGTCCATGTTGTCATCATGTATTGATTTGATTTATGATGAGGAGGAGAGTTGGGATGCATCTGAAAGCACCAAAGAGGAACTAGATGAGTTTATCGATCAACTTAACACTAAACAATTCCAAAAGGTTGAAGAGTTCTTTAGAACTATGCCTAAGTTGAGTCATACTCTTAAGGTCACAAATCCTCAAACTGGAGTTGAATCTGAAGTTGTATTGGAGGGTCTGGCAAGTTTTTTCAGTTAGGTATGGCCCATATGAGTTTGGAGTCATACTATAAAGTTAACTTTGCCCTGATGCAACATCATAAATACTCTTTGACGGAGATAGAAAATATGATGCCTTGGGAACGAGATGTCTATGTAACTCTCTTAAAACAGTACATCGAAGAAGAGAACTTAAAAGCACAACAACGTAGATCATAGTGGCAAAAGCATTACCAAAGATAAACGATATAAAAAAAACACCTGTGAAGGAGGTGTTGGGGCAAGATGGTGCACCAAAGAAAAGGAGAGGAAGACCAAAGAAGATGAAAACCCTTGAGGAAGTTCAGGCAGATATAGACGCAAGAAATCCCACATTTGTTAGTCCGGAAACTGGAGGTAGATTACCAGTCAAAAAAACAAGAGCAAAAATATCCCCCGCAAAATTTTATGCATTAGACGCAGGACTTAAGTTAGAAGAGGAAAATAAAATTCAAGCGGAAAAGATAACAAAAATAATTACAATAGAAAAATTACATAGAGTTAATCATCAGAAAGAAAAAAAAGAAATTGCAGAAATTAATGGTGTATTAACAGGGATTGTTGATTTTATTAAGGCAGATTATCAATCAAGAATTGATGCAGTTGATAAGGAAAACACACAAATGATGGAGGACGCTGCTAAAGAAGATCAAAAAAATAAAGAAAAAGGATTAGAGAAAACAGGTAAGAAAACTGGGGAAAAAATTGGAAAAAAAGCGGATACTGTATTGTCACCTGTTAAAGGTATATTTCAGAGATTGATGGATGCTATAACTGCTGTAGGATTAGGTATTGTTGGAAATGCAGCATTTAAATTTTTAGCAAGACCAGAAATTTTTGAAAAGTTAGGAGGAGTTTTTGACTTTATTACAAAACATTTTAAATGGGTTCTTGGTGGATTAGGTGCGATAGCATTAATCGGAATAATTGCACCAATCGTTGCCATCGGAACAGCGATCGGTGGTGTTATCGCTGCAATAGCGGGTGCTGCTGTTATTGTTGCTAAGATTGCATTGATAATAGGTGGTATTATATTAGCAATAAAAGGTGCTACTGATATATTCAAGTGGTTGCGAGGTGACAAACTAGGTGATGATACTGTCTCAAATGCAAGAAAGGAAAATAGAGAACAGATGAAAGAGCAAGGTGTTGAGAAAGCACATATCAGCGGTATTTTTGGTGAAAGATATCGTGTGGAACGTGATGGTGAAATGGTAAAATTAAAATATAAAGAACTTACACCAGATGAGCAAGCGATTGTTGATTCATTCAAAGCAAGAGATCAGGAAATTAAAGATGCTGCGAAAGAAAGAAAGCAAGAGAAAGCAGCAGCAAAGAAAAGAATACGAGGAGAAAGAGAGGGAAGTCAAGAATATGCTGATATAAAAGCAATGCCAAGGGGTAAGGAAAGGGGTAAAATAAAAGGTGATTTTGATGCTGAGACAAAGAGATTAATCATAGCAGAAGAGGAAAAGATAGATAAGAAATATGAAGAGATGTTTACTTCAAGAAAAATTGGAGGTGATGCTTCCGGATTAACTTTAGTTGGTGAAGAAGGCCCAGAAATTGTTGATTTTAAAACCGCTGTTAATGTCGTACCGGCACACAGAACACAGGAAACTCTTAAAACTTTAGGGGAGAGTGGAGGTGTTAATGTAGTATCTATGGATCTTCCACCAATCAAAGCACCAACACCAGAAATTTCTTCATCTCAGCAGGTTTCAAGTAATGATGTGGAAATGATTCCCTCCGTGAATCCATTTAATGCTTATATGGTTCTCACCCCAGAAATTTTAAAGATTAGTTAATGTCATCAACAGCAGAATTAAAAAAAGTAAAACTAAATGTCAATAATATCAGAAGTGTATTATTGGATGGTAAGAAGGCTGTCGATGAAAAAAAGAAAGATCGTGAGGATTTTTTACAAAAATTAGCAGAGGAGAAAAAGCAGAAACAAGAAGAGAAAGGACTTGAACAAGCAATCAAACCTACACAGAAGAAACCTGACTTAAAATCTCCTGTTAAATCATCAATGGGTTTAATGGATCGAGTATTTAACTTTGTAGGTGCAATAGTGGGCGGTATCATAGTGAAAGCACTTCCAGAAATTATAGATGCTGTGAAAAAAATTATGAAAGAAGTAAAACCTATATTTGAAAAAATAGTAGAAGGTTTAAAACCAGTCTTTAATTTTATTGGTGATTTATTTAAAGATAAAGGTTCTTATGATTCTGAAAAAGAAAAAGTAGACAGTAATATAGAAGAAGCAAACTTGATGGGTAAAGATATTGATAAACAAGGGGGTGAGTTAAAAAAAGCGGAAGAAGATATTGCGAATGAAAATAAAGGATTGGCAGCAAACTCTGATGCTCTAGGAAAAGAGGAGAAGGGATTGCAAGAAGATCCAGTGGACAGAGATGATGATGATTCGGAGGAAAATAATCAAATTAATGAAGAAGAAGAGAATAATAATCCTAATAGTTTCTTGGAATCTATAGAAAATGCTCCACCACCACCTCCCGAAGTACTTCAACAACAAGAAGAAGCAGGAGAAAGGATGACTGCAATAAATGATGCATTCTTTAAATTACAAGATGGTACGATAACACAGGCACAATATGATGAAATAGTTGCTAAAAATAAACAATCAAAAGAGGTCAAAGTATTAACTGCACCAGTAGCACCAAATAGAGAGGATTTCCCAAAAACAAAAGAGGGAATGAAAGCTTATTTGACAGCTTATAAAACTTATAATATTCAACGTAAAGAATTTAAAAAACAACAAAAAAGTCTTATACAACCAAGTGAAAGTAATAAGAATAATTTAAATGCGTTAAATACCACAGATGGATTAACCAGTGCTAATGGTTCAGGAAGCACGACAGTTGTTTATCAAAGACAAGTTGTTGAAGTAGCAGTACCGGTACCAGTATAATGTCACAAAAAGCATCAGCACCCGCAAAATATGAAATTCTTACCATTGTTAAAGATGGTAAGGAGCAACCCTTGCAAGGAAAAACTATAAACTTCAACTACTATGAGAGTTTATATTCACCCGTTGTCTCTGCAAATATGATGTTTGTTGATGCTGGTGGATCAGTAAAAAATGATAAAGATAATGTAACTAGCATCAAAGAAGGTCTTCCAATTACAGCACTTGAAGATGTGCAAGTAAAAATACAAACAAAATTTGGTACCCTTGATTTTACAAAAGATGCTTTTAAAGTGACAAGTTCACCAATTATGGATCAAGAATCAAATAGAATGACTGTATTATTAAATTTGATTAATGATAAAGAAATTAAAAATTCAGAGTTACCAATTTTTGATCGATTTGTAGGTAAGATAAGTGATACAGTTATAAAAATACTTCAACAAAAATTGCAGGTAAGTAAAGATAAGATAGATGTCGAATCAACTAAAAATTCGTATGGTATTACAGGAAAGGGTAGGGGTGCTTTAAATATAATTTTAGATTTATGCCGAAGATCAGTTCCTGTAAAAGGTGATGCAGGATATTTCTTTTATCAAACACAGGATGGGTTTAATTTCAAATCAATTGATTCTTTGTTATCACAGGACTCAAAACAAAAATATGTCTACTCTGGTGCATTAAAAGAGAACCTAGAAAATAGTGACAACGATTTTAAAATATTATCTGCACCTAGAATTAAAAAGGATCAAGATATAACAAAAGCATTAAAAAATGGCACTTATGTAAATCGTAATGTATTTTTTAATCCACAAACATTTGAGCATAGTGAAATTGTTTTTAGTGTTGATAAAGATGGTGTCAAAAAAACTTTAGGAGGTGATTTACCTGTTAAACCAAAGGATGTAAAGGGTTTTACAAAAACAAATCATCACATACTAGATATTGGTTCGTTTGAAACTCAAAATCAAAATCCAAATAATGATCCAAGAGAGTGGCAGGCTACATCCCAAATGAGGTATAATTTACTTCACTCTATTGTCATGAATATTCAGATACCCTGTAATACGGAGTTACGGGCGGGTGATATTATTGAGATAGATATTGAATCTCAACAAGAGGATAAAGTTGATTCACCATCTGATGAACAACAAGGTGGTAAATATTTGATTTTACATTTGTGTCATCACTTTGATACGTTAAGATCTTATACATCACTTACTCTTGTGCGTGATTCTTATGGTATAAGGAGGAGTAAAGACTAATGAAAGAAGAATTGTTTGAAGGCTTTTTCTCTGGTGGTGCTGAGTTTTGGATCGGTAAAGTCGTAGACATTGAATCTCAAAGGTCAACTGCACAGGGATTTAGTTGGGGATGGAGATATAAAGTACGTATCTTCGGAACATACTCGAATAGTGATAACATTGAAGATAAAGACTGTCATACAGCGATGGTTATGCTTGGTGTCACTGATGGTAGTGGAGGAGCAGGAAGAACAAGGGCAGTTCGTATTACACAACATGACATAGTATTTGGTCTTTTTATGGCACCTGATCAGAACTTTCCTGTAATAATGGGTGTTCTAGGAAGAACAAAAAAGACTAGAAATTTTGGTGGTAAGTTTGGTGTGCTGACTGGATTTACAAAAAATTTAATTCGTGGTTTAACTGAAAATCAAGAATCAAATGAATGTGACTCAGTAAATATACCAAAAGTTACGCAAAATAGTAAGAAGGGTGACGGAGTAGGTAGAGAAGTTAATCAAGGTCAATTAGAACAAATGGGAGAATCTACCACAGAGTCAAATGTAAATACAAGGAGGGAACCAGAGGGATCTACCCAGTTTGACACAGAGGGTCTAGATCAAAATGAAATCAATCAGGCAGTTGCAGAGGAGAAAGATTTTATATCAGCACAAGGTGGTGATTACTCTAACAGTAATGTAATTAATGAGACAGAGAACAATGATGAAAATGCACTTGAGATCTTCTAATAAATAATGGTGGAGATGTAGTACTATGGCAGAATTAAACGTTAAATTGAATGAGAAAATTCAAAAAGAGGTCTTCACGACTGCAAGACCTCCTTTCTTGTCGGCAGATCAAATTGATACTTTTTCTGACGTTATAAAAACTAATTCACCTTTTCTTCAAGATCAAATAAAAGAACTAAAAACAAGTTTCCCTACGGAATTTGGTGACATATCTGCTTTGACTGAAGATCAGATAAATGATTTTACAAGTATTGCGACCGATGAATTACAAGAAAAATTATCATTATACGAAAAAATAGCACTACCTGATGTCACATCAATATCCTCAACTACAGGATTCACCGTGATTGCTGCTGATCCAAATAGTGCTCGGTTTTTTGAAAGGACTGATACGGCAATGAAAAATTTCTTTAAAATTGCATCAGAAGTTGACAATTTTAATTTAGATTTATCTGGTGAGTTGTCAAAATTGACAAAGATGGTGGGTAATTTTTCAAAAACATTCATTGGAAAAATATCTGACTCATTGCAAAATGGGTTAGTGAGTTTCATTGATAATAGCATGATGACTCAAGCGAATTTGATTTTCACTACCTTTGCAGCTGCTCAAATTCCTAGACCAATAGCACTCAAAGCAGTTAAAGCGTTTCAATCTTCATTGATTGGCCCAGTTACAAAACTTTTTGATGGACTTGGGTGTTTGACATCGAAAGTTGTAAGTGCGATGTCTGGTGTTATTAGCGATATGTTGACATCAATGACAAAAAATATGTTGAACGCTCCAACTTGTGCAACTCAACAATTTGTTGGTGCACTAACAAATAAAATCGCTGATTCAATTGATAATAAAGTAGCACCTCTTCTCTCTCCAATACAAAATATACTTAGTCCAATTGGTGCAAAGTTTCCAATTAAAGACAAGATTATGGGTGGAATTGATTTTATGAGCAAAGTTGGTGGTTTGTTTAAGTGTGAGTTACCAGAGAAACAAACATCATCATTTAAGTATACTATTGATGGATTACTTAAAAAAGATCTTGGTGGTGGTGAGCATAAGTCTTTACTTAATGGAGCAATGAACGCTGCTGCTACAACAAACTCTTTCTTACAGAAGGCAGAATCAGGTTTATCAAAATTTGAGCAAGCATATGGAAAGTGGTCAATATTTGGATCTCCTGTTGACAGTGGTGGTGCTCATGAAAGTGCCTTTACTGGAGGGAATTGTTATACAGGTAATCAATTTGCATGCGGCCCAGCAAATGTAGACTTTTTCGGTGGAAATGGTGGTAGTGGTGCAAAGGGTAATGTAATTCTAGGTAATTTTCTGACAAAGTTTGATAAAGACGATATATATGGTAGTTTAAGAAAAACAGCAAGTATAATTGGAGTAGAGATCACTGATCCGGGCTCAGGATATACTTCACCACCTCTTATTTCGTTCGGTGATAAGTGCGATCAGGGTTATGGAGCGTATGGAAAAGCAAATATCGACAAGAATCCAAACTCACCTACTTATGGGCAGGTAACATCAGTCACTATGACAAGTATTGGAGAAAATTATCCGGTAGATGCATCAAAAACTACTGTAAACGGACAGTTCCCAGAAGTCTTTATTGATGATATAATAATAGAAGATCCCGGATCAAACTACCAAGAGGGAGATAGTATTAGTGATGATATTAGACCAGTCATCGAAACAAATCCCGAATCACGAAATTTTGGTAGGATTGTTGCGATTGAGATCGTTAATCAAATACCATATAATAGATTTCCAAAAATGAGAGTTAAATCCGAAACAGGATTTGGTGCAGTCATACGACCAATAATGTCTACTATCAAGACTCAGGTAACACCTGATGAAGTTGTGGAAAATGGTGCTATAAGAACAGATACTGCACTAAGAGACATACAAGGTAGAAAAGTAAGTCAAGTATTCAAGGTTATACAATGTGTTGGAACTTATCCAGCGACTACAATCATACCTCTTACTCCTAAAAAACCAATTATTCAAGATGTAGAGGAAACTCCAGAACCACCTACCCCAGAGACAAATGTTCCCGACACCACCACCACCCCTGTTCAAACTGTCACAATTAGTGATACTACGACTACACCAGTTTCTGCACCAAGTCAACAAGCGACTGGACAGAGTAACACTCCTCCTCCTAGTAGTCCTCCTAGTGGTGGCGGGTCTGAGGGATCAGGTGGGGGATACGGATACTAATTATGAGTCAAAAAGAAAGTAGACAATTAGAAATTTTTGGAGGTAAACTTCTCTTTGAAACAGGAGCAGAAGAGCAGTCAAATGCAGGCCCTGCTGCATACATAATGGAATCACAAACCGAAGATAAATTAAAATATAGTCAAAGTTTTCATGAAGGTAGTGGACTTGCAAGAGTTAGTGCAGATAAAACCTTGCAAATAGAGTCTGGTGCAAGATGTGATAATAACGAAGCAGGGTTTAATATGACAGTTCATAATGGTAATACATTAATTACTAATATGAATGGTGATATCTCAATTCAAGGTAAGAAAATTACGATTGGTGCTCATGATGAGTTGGTGTTACAAGCACCAAAGGTTAGAATAGGATTTGTTGGTGGGGAAACCACAGATATTAATTTAATTGGAAGTAAAATTTTATTTAAAGCAGGGTCATCATGTAAGTTAAATAATAAAATATTGTATAGTAATGTTTTTGCTGCTTTTGCAAGAGCATTTGTTTCAGTTAACAAGTGGTATAACAGTCTTCCTTCAGGTTAATGGCAGATTATAGAGAACAAGGTTTATATCAAGAGGGTAATTCGTTATTCGATGATATTTTTGCGTTCGGAGATCTTGAGGTACAAAATATTAATGTAATAGGAATTATTACTGCAACTACATTTTCCGGTGTTGATGCAACTTCTTTGAAAGATAGCACAGGCATTGTTCAAATACAGGCAACAACAACGGGTGCAACCCATTCGGGTCGGGCAGTGTTTAATGAGGTAGAGTTACAAGGCAAAGTATATGATAGTGACGGAGATTTTGGTACAAGTGGACAAGTTTTATCTTCAGACGGAACTGATATTGAATGGGTAAACGCAGGTTCATTAACTGCTGGTGCAGCAGCGGAAGTTGGTGTTACAGCAGTAAATACAAACTCAACACATTTTATCACCTTCGTAGATTCTTCGTCTGGAAATGAAAATTTAAGAGTAGATACTAATCTTACATATAATCCATCAACAAATACTTTAGGTGGTACAAATATTTCTACTCTTTATGTTACTGGAAATCTTAGAATAGGTGGTCAATTAAAAGATGGTGATAATTCTTTTGGTTCATCAGGACAAGTTTTATCTTCAGATGGCACAGATACAAGATGGGTCAATGCAGGTTCACTTACTGCTGGTGCAGCCTCTGAAGTTGGTATAACCGCTGTCAATGATAATTCATCACATTTTTTAGCATTTCTTGATTCTTCATCTGGTAATGATAATATAAAGGTAGATACAAATTTAACATATAATCCTAGTACCAATTTACTTAGTATAGGTGGCATTAGTTTTTCTGGAACAATATCTGGTGGAACATCTGTCTCTGCTACAAATATATCTGGAAATTTATCGGGTGCAATTCAAACAGCAGCACAAACAAATATCACATCAGTTGGAACACTAACTGGTCTAACAGTTGATGGTAATCTTATTTTAGATAGTACGAGTAACTATATTCATATTAAAGGTGCGCTATATGATAAAGATGGACAATCTGGAAGTGCAAACCAAGTCCTTGTTTCAACAGGAACACAAGTCGATTGGAAAGATACAACCTCATTAACTGCAAGTAATTCACAAAAAATTACTATCGCTGAGAGTGATTCAAATGATGATTTTCCAATCACATTTTCAACGGCTCCGGGTCAATCTGGTGGAAATAATTTACTTTCTGATAATCAGTTTACTTATAATGCATCTTCAAACACTGTGACTGCAGGAACCTTTAGTGGTTCGGGTGCAAGTTTGACCAGTTTAAATGCCAGTAATTTGCAAAGTGGCACTGTTGCCACTGCAAGAATACCAAATCTAAACGCAAGTAAGATTACTGCTGGAACTCTCGCTGATGCAAGAATACCAAACCTAAATGCAAGTAAAATTACTGCTGGAACTTTAGCAGATGCACGACTGAGTGACTCTAGTTTATTTGTGACAGGAATGATTATAATGTATCAGGGTAACACTGCACCATCAGGATGGGGACTATGTGATGGTCAAGGTGGAAGACCAGATTTAAGAAATAGATTTGTCGTGGGAGCAGGTGATGCTTATAATCTTAACGCTACTGGTGGTTCAAATAGTGTAACATTGAGCACTGCTAATCTACCGAGTCATAATCACTCATTCTCTGGTAGTTCTGGTAACAACAATATAGGTAGTCATAATCATAGTTCTGGTAGTCTTAGTGGAAGCACTAATAATCAAGGTTCTCACGTTCATAGTATGACGATTGGTAATGGTAGTGATGACAATGATTCCGATGATCGAAGATCTGAGACGTTCTTCCAAAGTCAAACACAAACATTTAGTGGTGCTATTAATAGTTCTGGAGGTCACACTCACTCAATTTCTATTAGTGGTTCTACTGGTAATACAAACTTAGGCAATCACAGTCATTCAATTAGTGGAACAATTGGAAATACTGGAAGTGGCACTGCACACGAAAACAGACCACCATACTATGCACTTGTCTTTATCATTAAATTATGATACAATAAAATTGATTATATTTTATTATGGCCACTTTTGTAAGAAATATAGAAGATAGACCAAAGGGTGCGATAGAAGATTTTATTTACGTTAGAGATAATGCTCTCCCTGTAGATTTTTGTGACCGTGTAATTCAAAGATTCGATGGTGATGATAGGAAAGAAGATGGAATTATAGGTGGAACGATTCAAAGTAAAAGAGTTGATAAAAATGTTAAAGATACAAAAGATTTAAACATAAGTGTTTGCGATGATTGGAAATATGAGGATGAAGTATTTTTTAAATCTTTATCGGAGGGATTAAAAAAATATTATGATTACATTATTGATAAAAATGCAGGGATTTGCAATGTAATTCCAAGTTCATCTTTTGATACAAATGATACTGGATACAAATTACAAATGTATGAACCAGAAGGAACATATCATTGGCACCACGATTGGGCAATGACATCGCAACCAGTCTCAACGAGAATTTTTACATTTATGTGGTATCTAAACACGATTGATGAAAAAGATAATGGATATACTGAATTTGTTGATGGAACAAAAATACAACCTATCGCAGGAAGACAAATATTCTTTCCCGCAACTTGGACATTTGTTCATCGTGGATATCCATCTAAAGTTAGAAAATATATATGCAATGGTTGGATTCATGCAAAACCACCTATTATTGAAGATTAAATATGATAGAAATTTTACATAATTCTAAAAGTGATAACTATATCAAATTAAAAGAGAAGTTTACGGGTAATTACTTTCCGTGGTATTATAACAACAATGTGGCAAGAGAGGAGTTTAATACAGAAAATAATGTCTTTTACTTTGGGCATACTCTTTATACAAGACCAGAGGTAAGTGGATATTCTCAACCTGCATCTGAAAATTTTCAATTAGCATTGACCACAATGCAAGAAATTCTAACAGAAAATAATTATAATTCGTCAAAATATTTTCTCTTAAGAATGAACGCAAATTGCACACTACCCAGTGATACAGCAGAATTTTCATCACCTCATGTTGATCATGATATTCCACATTTAAATTTTTTATTGTATTTGACTAACAATGGAGGTAGTACTTTTGTAGAAGATCAGGAACATAAACCAGAGGAGGATCAGGCAATTTTATTTTCAGGAAATCATTACATTCAACTACCAAAAAAAGGTAGAAGAATCGTCATGGTCGCCACAATTATGTTCCACGGTTGACAAAAATACCTATATATGCTAGGATATTAAAAAATCGGAGTCTTTCAATGAACGATGCATCAGTGGTAAAGACGATAATCGATATTTGTTCAAGGTCTTTTAAAATTGTAAGTGATCAGGGTCACATACAATTAGTTCAGTGTGAAACTACTCAAGAATTTATGGATGTGTTAGAGGTTTGTCATGAGTTTTGTGACGATAGTTCTCTTGTCTATTCAGAGATCATAACAAAACCAAAAAGAATCAGAAAGACTAGAAAAAGAAAAAAAGAGAAAGAAACAGAATAAATAGTCAAAAAGATATGAAAAAATTTCAAGAGTTTACTGAAAATGTAGATAAAGTTGCTGCTTTGAAAGCGAAGCAGAGAGCTGCTGTTGATAAGTTTAAGTCTGGTAATGAACCCAAACCTAAATCAACACCAGAAAGAAAAGTTCATCAAGGAAATATCGAAACTGATAATTTAATTGCCAAAAAGCAAGCGAAAGCAAAAGCGATGGCAAGAAAAGCAGAAATCCGTGCTGAAATCCAGAGAGAGAAACAGGATAAATAGATCATAGACATATTTTGAATAAGCGATGCCACTTAATAAGTTAGAGAATTTTATAAAGAACACTGAGGGTAGGATTCTCTATGTAAATCCAAATGACTTGGATGCAACAGATAGTATATCAAATCAGGGAAACTCTTTAGCACAACCGTTTAAAACGATTCAAAGAGCATTACTGGAGTCTGCTAGATTTTCATATGTAGAAGGTAATAATAATGATTTGATCGAGAAAACAACTATATTACTATTTCCCGGAGATCACGTTATTGATAACAGACCCGGATTCGGTATTAAAGAGGTAGGTGGTGTTGCAAAGGCAGTTGCTCCTGATGGTTCTGGTTCAAATGGTGCACAGTCAGATGCAATAGAAACATTATCATTAAATTTAACATCTAATTTTGATTTAACTCAAGAGGATAATATACTTTTTAAATTTAATAGTATAAATGGTGGTGTAATTGTTCCTCGTGGTACATCTATTGTTGGACTTGACCTTAGAAAAACTAAAGTAAAACCAAAATATGTTCCAAATCCATTCGATGACACTGTAGATAGGTCTGCCATCTTTAGAATCACTGGTACATGTTATTTTTGGCAGTTCTCTATATTTGATGGAGATGAATCAGGTGTTGTATTTACAGATAGTTCAGATTTTAGTGTAACAAATCGTTCTAAACCAACATTTTCTCATCATAAACTGACATGTTTTGAGTACGCAGATGGTGTAAACACAGATGATAGGTTTAATTTAACTGATTTAGGGATATATTATAGTAAATTATCAAACGCATTTAACAAAACTGCGAGATTTATTGATACTCAAGATAGATTCCCTTCTAGCACAACGGGTTTTTCACCACAAAGACCTGAATTTGAAATTGTAGGTGCGTTTGGATCTGATCCTATCAATATTGCATCAATAAAATCTGGTGATGGAACTACTCCAACATCTATCATTACTGTCACAACCGCTGCAGATCATACTCTTACAACTGGTACACCAATTAAAATAAGAGGTGTAGATGATTTAAGATATAACTTATCAACAAAAGTTCAAAATGTAACAGGATTACGTACATTCACATATCTATTACCATTTGTACCTGACGATTTGGCAGCATCACCAAGTACATCCGCTGGTACTATTACAATTGAAACTGACACAGTTTCTGGTGCATCACCTTACATCTTTAATATATCTCTTCGTTCCGTATACGGAATGAATGGTATGCATGCTGATGGTGACAAAGCGACTGGTTTTAAATCGATGGTTGTCGCTCAGTTCACTGCAATATCACTTCAAAAAGATGATCGTGTATTTGTGAAGTATGATCAAGTATCAAGAACATATAAAGGAATTAATTTACCAACAACACCATCTACAGGAAGTGAATTAGCAACTTTATCTTCTTCTCAAGACCCAAGTAAAGTATTTCACTTAGATTCTGATGCTGTTTATCGAAAGGGCAATGAAACATTTCATATAAAACTTTCCAATGATGCGATCATGCAGATCGTGTCTGTATTTGCGATCGGTTTTAACAAGCACTTCACAGCAGAGACTGGTGCTGATGCGTCCATCACAAACTCAAACTCAAACTTTGGACAGTTCGCTATTGCATGTGATGGTTTCAAGAAAGATGCATTTGCAAAAGATGATGCAGCATACATCACTCAAATTATCACCCCAAAAGAAATTACATCTGCGCAGACAACTGTAGATTGGCAGAGGATAGATGTTGGTAAAACAAAAACTGTAGGAATTACAAGTCACCTATATCTTTTCGGATTTGATACATTAGATAATGTTCCACCTACGGTAATTCAAGGTTATCGAGTTGGTGCTGCTGCTAGTGATCGATTGTTTGTTGATTTTACAAATGCAAACGTAGGAACAGGCATACGAGAAGCAACTATTCGTATGATGGATGTTTCTGTGGGATCAGGAACTACAGGTAATGATTCAAGTGTAAAACTATACAAAGTAACGTCAGGCCCAACTAGCAATACATTTACAATCGGTGAACACAAATTAATTACTGGTGAAAAGGTTAGAATAATTAGTGACTCTGGTGATTTACCAGAGAATTTAGAAGAAAATACAGTTTACTTTGCGATTGTTATAGCAGGATCACCAAGCAATCAAATTAAATTAGCATCATCAAAAACAAATGCTGATAATAATGTTCCATTAATCGTACATGGTGGAGCAAAACTTAAAATTGAAAGTCGTGTATCAGATAAAGCAGCTGGTGACGTTGGATCGCCATTACAATTTGATGTAACTAACTCAAATTGGTTCTTAAAAACAAATGATAATAGTGAAATATTTCAAACAATTAATACGCAAGGAACTACAGGATTAGGAGCAAATACACCTGTATCATTCATACGAAGAACTCCTGATGAAAGATCTCTTGATGAGAAAATTTATAAGATAAGAGTTGTTGTACCAAAAGAAAGTGATAATGCAAAGAATCCAGAGGAAGGATTTATATTACAAGAGTCAAGCACAACTGGTATTAGATCTGATTTATCTGTAACTATACAAAATATTGATGGAAATGATTATGATTATAAGAGGAACTATAGATTTATAAGCACATGCTCAGAGTTATCCGATATTGTGACTATGGTATCGGTTGCACCTCACGATTTAAAAGTTGGTGAAAGAATTTTTGTTAGAAATTGTACTGATGATGATGCAAATGGAACATCAACTGGAGTCTTTGATAAAGGTTACAATGGATCATTTACCGTTGCATCCATTATAGATGATAAAACTTTTACATATAATGCCCAAGATACCAGCGGAGTTGTACACTCTATTGGTAATTTTACAAGTGTTGTAACAACAGATGCATCAAGAACAACTACACTTCCAAGATTTGAAAGAAATGATATAAAGAGTAATTTTTATATCTACCGAAATGAAACAATTAGTCCATACATTAAAGATACTCAAGATGGTATCTATCATTTATTTGTTCTTCATGCCGATAATGCAATAACTGAAGAGTTTACTGATCTTAAATATGGACAGAATGTTGTTGATTTATACCCACAATTAGATCGAGATAACAATCATTCAAATCCACCAGCATCTGTATCATTTGCGAAGAGAGCACCTATAGGTGATGTTGCAACAGATGATTTAAGAAAAAGTATCACAAGAGAAACAACTGACAAACTCATCAAAGATGTTGGTTATGGAAGAAGAGTCGCAGGGGTGACAACTCACTTTGCCTCTACAAATGTAGGTCTTGCCACTATAACATTTGATCGACCTCATGGATTTGGTGCTGTTAAGTATAGAAACTCAATATCTAATTCAGGTGCTAATCTTACTAATGGAACATTTCATGGAATTAAATTATTTAATTCTGATGGAACAACATGGCAAGGTGCAAGGGCATCTGTTGTAATTTCAGGTGGACAGGTTGGTGTAGTTACAATTACTGAGGGTGGATCTGCATACACTACAGGAAATCTCGTCATAGATAGACAATTTATTGGTGGTAATTCTGCAACTGCTGCACAAATATCAATATCAAATGTTCATGGATTGTCAGGTGTATCAACAAACATTGGTGATGTAGTTAATCTTACAGGTATTGGTACTGCTGCAGATGGTTTATATCGTATAGCAACCATACCATCTACCACACAAATATCAGTTGCACTAACTGCAACATCACCTAGACCACAACTTGATCAGTATGCCATAAATGTAGGGCCTTCTGCTGAAGTAGCGAGTGAATCATTCTCTGTAGATACAACAACCTTTACAACAGTTCTTGGTCATGGATTGATAAGTGGACAGAAATTCAAAGTTCTAGATGCGAATAATCAGGATTTAGGATCATTCTTTGTTAAAACTAAAATATCTGCCACATCATTTACTTCTGTAACAAAAGTAGATCTCGGCACACCTAAATTTATTCTTGTAGATGGAGTTGCATCGGCAACACCACTTTCAGATAAGGAAAATGAAAATGTAGGTTCAAGAGGTTTAAGTTTCTATGATGGAGATTATTTCTTCTTAGGTGCAAACGCAACTAATTCTACTACAATTACAGTTTCATTACCGAATAGTGGTAATAATGATGCTGCTGCGATTAGATCAAGATTCCCTATCGGATCTTATCTACAGGCAGGTGATGAAATAATGAGAGTCAAGAGTACGTCTGTATCTGGTTCAAGTCAAATTCAAGTTATTAGATCAGCACTTGGAACTCCCCAACAAAATCATTTATTAGGTGATATTGTAAGAAAGATTCAACCAAAAGCAATAGAATTACGCAGACCATCTATCATTCGTGCATCTGGTCATACATTTGAATATCTTGGATTTGGGCCCGGTAACTACTCAACTGCATTACCACAGGTTCA